ATAAAATCGTATAGAATTAACTCCCATGAATCTTTCTCTTTCTTTCATGCTACAAAGGTAGCTGTTTTTTTTAATTAGTGCGCCCTAAATGGATATTCCGATTATAATTAACATAAACAACTGTATATTAACTTATTATCGTATTGTTGAAATTCAATCTATAACCGTATGCAGTATAAGTAAAACCTGTGTGCACCCTCTTCCCAAATGGTGTAATAGGTGAGCACATCGTCAATATAGCGTCCCCGACAGTAAGCCCGAAATCCGCGGGTATATATCTTCACCCCCGATTCAAACTTGAGGTCGTTGGCGGCCTTGCCTTTGGGTTCCCCTTTGTAAACCTGCGACACGAAGATGAACGACTTGCGCGGAAATTTGTCGAGCAGCAACTCTTTCATCTGCGGAAAGGTCAATCCGATGTACTGCACCGAATCAATGATGACAAAATGGGGACTTTTGGGCTTTTTAAGAATTGCGACTAAGTCTGTAACTTTGGTCTCTCTAAGCACCTTGAAGCGTCCGTTGACTTCATCCATCCGAAGCCGTTTCAATCGCCGTTTGAGCGAAAGCGAAATACCCTCTTCCAGGGGGAGGTAGGCCACTCTCCCGTATTCGCACAGTTTCTTTCCGAAGAGCATCACAAAAGTACTCTTACCGCTGGCCGATTCCCCCTCGATGAACCACCGCTCATTGTACGACGGTTTTCCGAAGGCACGTTCCCACTCCCCGTCCAGTGGAAGTTCCGGCATCTTCATGCCTATGATTTCAGCAGGTGAATACGCTCTCATGGCTTACAGCGTGGAAGGTTTATTAATCAGGGTGTAAACACGCCGCGGGCTGCCGCCGCTGGCACGGGCAATCTGCCGGTAATCGTGGTTCTCCTGTACATTGGCCTTGGCAATCAACTCGGCCTGCTGCAACATGAAACTGTCGCGTTCCCTGCCGTCCACCGGAGTTACACGGTCGTATTTACCATTATGACGGCTCTTCATTTCGTCAAAACCCACCTTCTCCCGCTCGATGCCGCGCTCTATTTTGGCTTTCAAAGCGGTGGCGCCCATCTGGTACCATCCGCAATAGTGTTCCGTGGCGTTCCACAGCGCTTTCAATTCGAGATAGGCATCATATTGCAGGTCGCCTGCTTCGTCAAGAATAATCAGCGGGTTGGGTAACTCGCGCAAATAATAGACGAGGTCTTCGTACACCCCTGCATATCCGCCTTTGGCGTTCAGTCCAAACTCACGCGCGAGAAAGCGCACAAGCCTCTGTCTGCTTTTTACCTGTCCGCAATCCACATAAACCACATTCGGGTTTTGGGATGCGTAATAGCGGGCGGTCACGGTTTTGCCGATATCGGGAATATCGCAAAACATCTTGGAGAGGCCGCCCCGCTGACACGCCTCCAGTTGGGCGTAGATATACTGGAATGCGGGAGTTTTGACAATCTTCCACGCGGGCGTGTCGCGCAGATGAACGTTCAGCTTTCGGGCAATGGTAATCCAGTTGGCCTCGCCCAACTTCTGCTCGGTGTCGCCGTTTTTGATGGAACTGTAAACGGAGGTCGAGATGCCCAGCGCATGGGCGTGTTTCGCATCGCTGGGATAGTTCCTGCGGTTTTCGGCTATCGCAGCCGCAATTTTCCGTTGGTGTTCGTTTGTAAGCATCTTTTTATACGGTTTAAAGGTTGTTCTAAACATCTTCCAATCCCGCCCTGGCGTAATCAATATTGAACCGGCAAGCGGCGGGCAACGGTTCCTGCACAGTTACCGTTTCCACTACCTCCGGAACGCGCTCCGCAGCCGGATTCATTTTAGGCATAATCCGCACTCTCTGAACGCCGTCCTTTTTTATCATGGCATCAAACTGCGAAACGTACTTCGACTGATCCGTGTAGGCAGCCTTGTCCGCATCGGTTTGCTCGGCTGTGGCTTCGTTATACGGCACAATCGGGGCACAGGTCGCTATGTAGTTGTCGTCCTGGTAGAGGTAAACCTCTGAAACATGACCCGCTTCGTCGGGCATGTAGCAGGCCGTCACCTCGTAATTCCCCGGAGCCAGACGCTCGATCACTTTCGGATTGGGCAGGCCGAATTTCATGCCGTTGACCGTACAGTACATGTTCCGGCGGATGGACGTCTTTGTTCTTTCGCCAATGTAACGGTACAGCAGGGCTTTGTCCACGGGTTTCAACTCCGGATTCTGGCGCTCGCAAAGAACCTCCCAGCGGCTCAAACCGGGATACTTTTTCTGGTTGGGATGTAACTGCCGGTTGTATTCCTCAATGGTGGCGATATCTTCCGCCACTAACTGTTCGTATGAGTAGGTAGCTTCTTTGTAGGTGTCGTTGTATTCATCGTATATTTTGGTCTGCCGGGTTCGGTTTGCCTCCAGGCGGGCAAACGGGCGGCCGATGCCCACCTGCGAGCGCTTTTCAACCCCGTATTTTTTCGCCCTGTTGAAATGTTCCGCCCTCTTTTCCTGTGAATTGCCCGGATTACAGAACCGCACGTGTGAGAATACAGCCCCTGCCCTCATCAGAGAATCCGAAAACTCGTCAACCAGGTGGTGCTCAACCTCCGCCTCGGCGGGACAGTTCCACCTCCGGCGGTCAATCGTCCGAAACATGTTGCGCAGGCAGTCCAGAAACAAATCTGTTCTCTTCAACCGGCTGTGGGCATAGCCGACGATGGCCTGACTGACCACGTCATAAGCATAATACGCCTTCGCGCGGTTGCCGTCGGGCATCTTGCGCGGCAGGTCGCGGTCGTCGAGCGTAATTTTGGAAAAGGCGTATTCCCCATGTTTCCGGTTGTGGTGAGGCCGGTAGGTTTGGTTGTAATCCCACTGGTTTTCGTGAATTTTTGCCCGCAGCGCCCTGTTTTTCGGCTTGTTCAGGTAGTTGGATACCGTCGTTTCGCTCAGGGCAACGGGTTCGCCCTGGTCATCGGCGAACTCGTCCGGGTCGAACAGTTCGCCCGTCCGGGGGTCGTAAACGTCCAACTCGCCGCAGATGAACTGCATATACAACTCGTGTACTGTTGTGTTGAACGGACGTTGCGGCAGACTGTCAATGGAGAGGAGCAGCCGCTCGATTTTATTGTTGACCTTGCGCGAGTTCTGATTCTGGAACTTACCGGAAATAAGGCTGTAATAGCCTCCCCTGTTGAACTCGGCCACCTTCTTGCGAAACCGCAGCGCACTCTCCGGCAGGGTGTGTCCAAACTCCTTTCTGAAAAACGCGACGGCTGCCGTTAACTCATCCCAATAGACCTTGCCGCCGCCGGGAGTGGCCTTGCGCAGGGCGTTGGCATTCGACATCAACCGCTGTACCGCACGGATGACTGAGGCATTGATAACATATTCAACCTGTTTTTCCGCCGGAAGGGGAGAACCGTCGTCAAACCGGAACTTTGAAAATTCATAACGGGCTGTGCTATCTATTTCGTAGTTGCTGCGGAACCACTCCTGCAACTTCATCGTCTCCCTGTTCGGATAGAGTTCACTGACTTTCTCCTTGTGCCTGCGCGGAAGGGTATCCACAACCAACAGAGCGCACTTGCCGTGACCCCCGCCGCGCTGGGCTACCTCGACCTTGCCGCGAGCCTTTAACTGTTTGTAGTTCGCTTCGGTCACTACCTGCCCGATAAATTCCCTGGCCGATATGCAAAGTTGTCCGTTGTGATATTCCATGATGGTTACGCTTTTACCTTTGTTCCCGCCCCGGTCTCGCTCCGGGCTGCCAGTCGCTAACTGTCTGCGGGATTGTGTGCCTTTTCGAGATATAGCCCGGTGCGAATCTCCGAGCAATCACACGTTATTTTTTCGTCTCGACAGGGTTACCCACGCTCCTATTCCGCATCAATGCTTTTACTGAGCCGCACACGAGCCTCAAGGATTTCTTTCCTTTTTTTCCTCCCTTCTTACCTCCGCTCCCAGTACCCATACCACAATGGCGCAGATGCCGGCAATGACTAATTGGTGAACAGCCCCGAAGCACAGCACCCCGATCAAGGCCGCGATGCCGAGAATGCTCAATACCACGACGCCGGCAATGTTGGTGAACTTTTCAAAGGTTGTCATGGCTTTCGGTTTTAGTAATTATCAATGAATGTCTTTGACTGCTCCATGGTCGCCAGTTCTGCTTCCGCTTCCCGAAATCCTGCCGGTTGCTCCATCTCTGCAGGGGTAAACAGGGCGTACAGTTGTAGAGTCTCATCCCATTTGATCAGCCACCCCTTGTACTTTACCTTTTTTTGTCCTGTGTTTGCCATGGCTGTATGATTTTAATTGGTTCGTTTTTGTCTTTCCGGGTCGTATTCTGCGCCGCCCCGCTCGATGGCGGCCTTGCGCAACCTCTGGGCCAGGGGGGTATCTTTCTTGCCAACCAGCGCCAGATGAAGCAACTGGCGCGACACCCCGAAATCTGCCGCGAGCTTCTGCTTCTCTCCGTGTGGTAACATGATGGTTTTCATAGCTTTTTTTTTCGGTTTTTAGTTGCTGTTAGTTTTTTACTACCTTTACAGCCCGTTTACATTTGGTATTCGGGTACAAATACATAAATAGTATTCTTTATTTCAAAGAAAAATCTTTATTTTTTGCAGAAACCTCGAAAACCAACGATTTTTCGTTAATATGAAAGGTATAGAAGTCAAAAAGAAATTGCAGAGCAATGGATTTTCGCTAAAAATGGTTGCTGAATTGATGGGTGAAACACCTCAAAATCTTAACTCTATGCTGAACGCGCAAGATATTAAAACCGGAGTTCTCGAAAGAATCGCTTCCGCGATAAAGAAACCTCTTTATTTTTTCTTTTCAGAGAAAGTCGAATTAATGAACGAAGAGGAAATGGCCCAGCACGACAGGGAAGTGGCAGAAGGTAAATGGAATGTAGGTACAATCTACCCCAATGCCCCAATGGTACGCGAACCTGCTCCACCTCCATATAATAAGGAACCTGCTCCGCCCGTCTCCGACAACGAGCAATATCTACGCGATGATATACAATTTCTTAAAGAACAACTGCTGATGAAGGATAGACTGTTAGCAAGTCAGTCGCGTATCATCGAGGAGTTTCTATCAATCGAGGAGTTTGTAAAAAAAGGCACCACCTTTGTATCGGGTGTAAGTACAAAGGACACTCCTCCACAAACAGGGAAAACCCAACGAGTCGCGGAATGGTGAATGAGTACATTTGGATGATTCTTGCGCTCGACAGACTTAATTGACGTCATAAATAAATTAAGTAATAAATAGCAGGTTATGAAAAGAGTATTATTGATTATCATTAAGATCATTGGGTTGTGTTTACTTTCCCCATTCATTTTCGCATCAATTGGTCTTTTCTTTGCACGAGATTTTAGTCTTGCTGTATTTATTATGCTTTTGGTGGGCGTAATTCCATCTTTTTTCATTATCATGAGCTTAGCAAAGACTCGGAAACATCATGCAACAGACGTTCAAGATGTAGCTCTGCCTGAAAAGACAAATAATGTAAGCGTGAGGAAGAAGAAAAAAGAGAAAGATCATTCAACAACATCCAATCATATATCATTAACTGATTTCAATAAGATAAGGGCATTTCAGGCAAAACAACTACTTGAAAGCATTTATATTTTGGAAACAACGAAAACCTTGGATACTCTTTCTGGTAGGATAGATTTTATTAGTAAAATTTATGCAAATTTTATTCCGGCCTCGAAACTCACTATCTATCAAAGCCTCGTGGAGGAAGCTATTGACACATACAAAGTAATGTACTATGATAGAATCACAACAGAAAATCAGGTTAGTTTGCTGTTATATCCAAACATAGACAAAATGCGATGGTTTTGCTCTGATTGTATCGTCAATTGCTATGAACGGTATGTGGAATATCAAATTACAAAAATGAATGAACTAAAAACAAATACGGCCAGAGTAAAACGAAGAGAAGATATGATCGCAAAGGGAAATTTTGCACGAGATATGTTCAATACGTATAGCCTCCCGGATATTGGTCATTTAGATAGTATCGAAAACATACGTAAACGTATATAGCAACCCCGCTTTCATATCGAAATGATTCTTCCATATTGTCCCGGAATGGCCCGGAAACAGGCCTTTTTCTGGTGTTTTTATGGTAATTTAACCCTCTTTTGAGGCTAATTTCATGTATGTATATGAACATTAATGATATAGGTATGTTTCAATCTGAAAACCCACAGGCATTTTCACCCCCCCCTATCGAGGTCACTTTTCCAAGTTGGACGGGAAAAATGGTATTTGCTACCCCTCTACCTCCCCCCCCAAATTTTGCAATTTGTCCCCCCTCTCTCAAAAAAGTGTCCCCCCTCTTTGTCCCCCCTCTTGTCCCCCCTCTCCAGATTTTTGCCTGTTTTAATGATTTCGGGGCATGACCTCGAATGGGTCAAAATCGCCCTGTTTGGAGCGTTATTTTTCCGTTTGAACAGGGGGAATATAAAATAGCGGACGCCGCGTAAATCGGGTTTACACGGCGTTCTGTGGCTATTTCGGCGGTTGCTCTTCTGTGCGGGCTGTTTTGGAGGCTTTCCCGGTCGGAAGTTAAAGATGGATTCAACTTTCGGGCTGTTTTGGGGCCTGGAAATTCAACCTAAATTCAATCAAATTAACATTTCGTTTTGTGAGCCGTTTTTGGCCGTGCTTTGTAACTCGCTGCTTTATTTCCTGTTACCGCGTTCCCTTGGACTCCCTTTATGTACGTTTGGATATGTGCCCCATACTTTTTTTTAGAATTTTTTGAAAGAGATTTGAGTGATTTTGTCATTGTAACGTCATTGTATATTGATACTGACCACCCTCTTGATACTGACGTATTAGATGTTGAAAATGAATTGTGCTCAGAAGGCTACATTAAAAGTATTTATGGCAATCAGTATTTTGATAAGAAGAACCAAAAAATTTGGGAAGAACAAATAAACAACCTTAATTTATCTTTTCAGGTATTTCCGGCAAACAGTGATATTTTGACGCAATTTTCTTTTGTGTCAACTGCAAACTCTTCTACATACGGGCGAGGACATTGTTTTTTTGTCTCCGAGAAACTTGATTTGATAATTTATCCACACGGAGATAATACTGGTTATGGTTGCTTTGGAATTACGAATAAAGAAAACAAAAAGGCTCTTGAATTTTTAGTCGCCGCCCAAAATAATGGTTTTAGTTCATACATATTGAGCAATGAAGAAATTATTAGATTGGAAGAGAGACAAAATGCCAGCGCTTAACAGGCAGTTTGGCTTTCTAAGACATTTGCAAGTAAAATCTGCTTTTTCCCCGTTTGGCTGAGGGCTGTGCCTCAGTCGCTCTATGTATGCAGGCTTTGCCTGCCATAATAATTCAATTCAGGGAATGAATTTCTTTCATAAAGATAATGGATTTCCCCGTTACCAAGCCGGCTGTACCGTTTTCTGCCGGGCTGTTTCCCAAGGCATCCACAGAACGGAGAATCCATGCAGGCAAAGCCTGCCATAATAGTCCGACTTAGGCACAGCCTAAGCCGAACCGGGGTAAACAGCCCCGCTGATATTTTTATGTCATTGGTCATGGAGTTCCACGCTTGTTGCCATGGCGAGTACCAATGATCCCAATGGGCTATTCCTCTGATAAAG